CATAAGATGATAACTCATCTACTTGAGAATGTTCTATAACCTTTGCAGGAATACCCGAAACAAATCTATCAATATAAAGAGGAGGATAGGGAGCATTTTTTCTTTCTTTAATTGATCTAGGATCATTAAACCCTCTATCCGGATTTGAAAAATTTTCAGGTATGCCCCCAGATGTTCCTAAAACAACTGGTTCTTGTGCTTCTAGTCCATCTCTAAAAAAACCAAATACATGTGTTCCTTCTACTAATCCAGTAGGGGTAGTACCAATTCCAGATATTGCCGCAGAAGTTATTGGTTGAATAATATCGGCCCAAGGGAGGTCTTCTGTTGGTATTAAATCTTTATCATCTGTATGAAATCCAATACATCGTACTTTAACTCTTCCAAGAAAAAGCGGATCTTTTCTGTCTTCTACAACACCATAGAACCAAATAAAACTCTCGGTTCCCATAAAATCTTTTATATCATTTGCATTTAAAATATCTGAACTACTCATGCCACATTCTCCACATTTATACCAGAATCCATTAGGTCTAAGATTTCTTGATTCTCTTCTGTTATATCCAATTCTCTAGAAATTGAACCTTCTTCCCCATGTCCTAACGTTTTTACAAGTCTAGAAAATAATGCGTCTTTTGCTAATTCCATCGTTGTTAAATAACTTCCATGCTGTGATACTGTATGTGAAATTTTTGTTATTAAATAAAATCCAGTATAGAAAGAATGTTCCTCGTTTGGATAATAATTTGAAGGATATTTTAAACTTATTATTTCCCCAACAACTCTATTATGATCTCCAGGAACAGTTATTTGTGTTATTATATTTTTCATTTGTCTTGATTGAGAATAGCTTTGAATTAACCATCTCTCTACTTGCTTATCTACTGAAATAGCACCTTTATCATTATCTGTCATAACGTTTTGTAATAATTTTGTAATCATTTTTTCGTTATGATTAAAATTTGTTGACACATACTTATAGAATGCTTCGGTTTTATCTATTCCATAATGCTTATCGTTTGTTAAGGGATTTTTACCCCCACCAATATGTCTAAAATTTGAAAATTGGTCGTAATAATCATATTCATAATAAGTTACCTTATGATTTGCTTTATATAAAGCATTAGTAAATCTATTATCATCAGAAGAAGGATCAATATAGGGAGTAGCTGATGCTTGATTTATAGAACCTATTCTTTGAGTTGTCGGATCATATGTCAGCAATCTTCCAGAATACATTCCTTCTATTAAATTATTTAAAACATTAAATGTAGATTGTAACTTAAAACGAATAACTAAAAATTCTTTCTGTTCTGGTTTCATACCAATATGGTCTGCTGGTCTTATCACATAAGAAGCTACTGGAATATCTGCTGATGTTGTCACGGCTGGAGAAGATATTCTTTTTCCTTTTTCCCTTCTAAGAGCATCCTGAAGCCCAAAATCTTGACCGGTGGCCTCTAGTGCTTTTAGATTATCTGAATCTTCAATTTCAGCCTGTGATGTAGTTACTAAAGGATGTAATAAATCAGATAATGCTTTAAAATAAAAACCGAATTTATTCTCATAAAATAAAAATTTTCCGAAATTTGCACTTTGTTCTTGTCGCCTCATTTCAACATTTGAAGCAACAGATTTTTTAACAACCATGTCTATTGCTTTAAAAGGTCTTATTGTAGGAAACACAAAATGCATTCCAAAAAAAGTTCCATCCGAATCCCCTTTTTCGTCATAATGTAACACTTTTTTGTTTTTCACAAATATATCATCTTGTATGTATTTTTCATATATGTCTGAAACAATGTGGCCAGCCAACTGTGACTTATACGATTTAGATACTCTATTTCTTAAATTTGCAATAAATTCATCTGAACAAAAATCTAATACATAAAACTTTACTGTTCCGTCTTCGATAGTGGTTGATCTTTTAATAATCGTATATTCAGCATCCCAATCCGGTCCACCCAATAATTGATTTTTTAGATGTATGCGTACTCTTTCTTGTCCAATAAGAGGAATTCTTTCATCTAATCCAGCGGCATCAAGTATTTTTATATCACCAGTTATAACATTGCTTTCAAATAAAGATTCATTTATTGAAAAACCTAAAATCGATGAATTTTCATCAGAGTCAACTGTATACTGTCTTCCCCTATAATTTATAAAAGTTAATTTCCAATTCGATTCAGTACTAAATTTTGAATTTTTTTTAGAAAAATCGGGCTGTCCTATAACATTTTGTTCTGTCATATTATATCCTGCTAACTAGCATAAAGACTTCTTAGCTCTTGTAAAATTTGTTTAGTATAAATGTTTTCTATTAAAACAATTTGTTTTTTTGCATTATTTTTTATAATTTCATAGTCATAATTGTATATTATTTTTCTTTTTGTTTCATCAAGAAGATCATATGTTTCTTTATTAACAACTACAACTTTTTCTAAAACTTTAGGAGTATCCGCTGTTTTATTAACTTCACTCCTTATTATTTGTTCATAATGATGTACACCTGTTCTTGCAGAATCAACCGATCCATATTTTTCTTTAATAAAGTTTGTTAATTCGTTTCCAAACAGTGGCCAATCATACAATGGATCTTGAATATTATTTGCTAAAAATATTAGAAAAACTAAATCACTATTTCCGTAATATTGTTCTGCTATAACATCTGGTCTTTCGTATTCTTTTATTCTATATGGATAATACGACCTAACATTTTTTAAAATACCACTAACTAAATTTGCTCTAGATAATATATTTGTTGCAAGTTTCCCTGTAATGGGTTTAACTTTATCGATATTGTAATAAAATGATTTATAATTTTTAAAAAAGTCTGACATTAGTGAGTCTCCGCTTGTGATCTATCGAGAGCAAAGTTTTCTTTAAATTGAAGCTGTAAACCTATTGATTGGGGCATTCCGTTTTCTTCAAAAAATTTAGGAGAATATTTCGCTTTAAGTGATACTAAAAAAGAGTTCCCTATTTTAAATAAATATTCATTTTCTTGTCCTTTACTAAAAAATTGAATTCTATAATTAGAAGGAAAAGTAAAAAAAGCAGAATTCATTTCATTTTTAATAGTTACAGTTTTTTCTTTAGATATGTGCGGGCCCAGTGAGCGTTCAATTTGTACTGGAATCTCTTTTTTACTCTCTTTTCCTAAATTTAATGTAGATAAACTTGGTAACATTCCATGTTTTAAATTTAATATTATTGACATAATAGTTTCAGATTCATGTGCCGTTTTAGGATTAAATTCAAAATTAAAATTATGTGTTCGTAATTTTTTTATTCCTGTAAATATAAGAGAAGTATATGGATTTCTTGCCGCCCGCATAGACATAGATGCTATTTGTTCTCCTTTTGCATTTGAAGGGGCTAAAGAACCAACAGCAGATACTACGTTAAATTTAATTCTGTTGGCAAAATCATTTCCAAAATCTTTACTGTCTACATATGGTGTAACTTTATTCCATATATCTTTTCCTATATTTTTATACATGTTCATTGTATCTTGTATAAAGCCCGTGTCTCCTTTTGCAAAATCTGTAAAGTGTTCTTTTAAGTCTTCTGTTATCTGCATTGCATTTTGAGATAATATATCTCCAAAAATACCCAAATTTACATCAGCATAATCAGCAGAATATTGTGTTTTTAATGAGCCGGGAGGTAAATGTAAAACAAAATTTCTTCCTATTTCATAAAAATTTTTTGATTCATCACCAGAAGTAATATTTTCAAAATTTGTTTGTCCATTAAATGCATCATCTGTTTTTTTAGGAGAGGTCCATTTTAATTCTTTTATTACCATAAAATGATGTAAACCTTTAATAGTTCCCATACCTTTAGGATATTCAAATCTTTTTTTACTTCCTAATAGTTTATCTAAATTAGCTATTGCCATCTTATTCTTTAAAATCCTCTCTATATTGTGGATAATCTTTTACAAGTCTTTCTTTGGTATAAATTTCAGTTTCTTTAACTGACACGCTTAATGTAGCAGATAAAGGAGCATCTGTTTCTTTAAAAAAAGTAGGATTTTGTGTTCCTGCTGAAAATTCAACCGTAAAATCTGATACAACTGCATTTGTAATCTTTATTATTGATTCATTTCTTTTATATTCTTCTGTAGTAGGAAAAAAAGTAACATCAACTTTATCTGGCATTGTTAAAATACCCGTAGATTGTCCTGCATTTCTTTCTCCAGGTTTAACTAATTTCTTTTCAGGTAACATTGCTGTTTTAAAAGTTGTAATAATATCTTGTATATTTTGACTTTCAATGTCTCTTTTCGGTATAAGAACAAAGGAAAAAGAAAAATCTCTAAACCCTGTACTATTAAATACACTTGAAATATAAGGATTTTGTATTGAGTTTAATCCTTTTGCAACTCCTGCTTTTAATCCAGGAGTCCCACCTAATACTGTATCTGCGGCTATTCGTGAAAAAGAGTTTTTATTAAAAGACTGTACTCCTGTTTTTGCAATAGTAGATAACCGGTCTACAGTAATATTTCCTGCCGCGGCTCCTACCGCAATTGCTCCAACCACATCAAATTCAACATTATCATATTTCACATTAATTGCATCATTTATTTCTGGAAAAGGTAATACAACGCATTTAGTTGTACGTCCTTGATTTCCATTTTCATCTACATTATGAAAACGAAATAGACAAAATTTTCTTGATTCTGGTTCTAATGTAGATGATCCTATATTTTCTGGAAATCTATATATTTTAACACCAGTTCTTGTATTTATTACAGACTTTAATCTGGTTGTCGCATCGGACATTATTCTCCTTACTTGTTATACATAATATTTAGCATGAGTTACAAAGGAAAATACAAAATAAAAAATTTGAAGAAATATCGTGGAGATCCCACTAAAATAACTTACCGCTCTTTATGGGAGAAAAAGTTCATGAATTATTGTGAAAACAATCCCGATGTTATTGAATGGTCAAGTGAAGAGATAGTTGTGCCCTATAAATCCCCTATTGATAAACGAATACATAGATATTTTCCTGATTTTTGGATTAAAATAAAAAAAGAAAATGGCTTAACAGAATGTGTAGTTATAGAAGTTAAACCCAAAAAACAACTATCACAACCCAAAAAACCCAAAAGAATCACTAGAAGATATTTATCTGAAGTATATACATTTGGTGTAAATGAAGCAAAATGGAAGGCGGCCACAGAGTATTGTAATGATAGAAAATGGAGATTCAAAATCATTACAGAAGATCATCTTTTTTAACTAAATATAACTATGGCACAACAAAATCAAACATTTTTAGATAAATTAAAAAACGCAATAAGAAAAAACGAAGGACAACCAAAAACACGTAATGCATCACAGTGGTTTCGTAGGAAAGTTGGTGCCCTAAGAGCAGAATTAAGAGGTAGATTTAGTGAAGTAGATACTGCAGATGAATTTTATAAAACTGCTAAAAAATCAGGTAAGGGAACAATAGCACCTGGTGCAATAGCATCATATTTTTATGATCCAAAAACTAAAAAGAAAATGAAGTATTATGATAGATTTCCGTTGATCATGTGTGTAAAAATGTATGGAAATGGTTTTCTTGGTTTAAATTTTCATTATCTACCACCATTACTTAGGGCAAAATTAATGGATGCTATTGATCAGTCAAAATCAGTAAATTATGAAGGACTTGCAAGAATTAAACAAATTAAACCGACAGTAAAAAGATATCTATATAAACATATAACATCTAGGGTTGTAATTGTAGATGATGATGAAAAAGAAATTGCATTATTTTTGCCAACAGAAAGATTCAAAAAAGAAAACAAACTTGTTGTTTGGGGAGATAGTAGGAGAATGATTTAATGTTAAGTATAAACACTTTTAGGGACAAATTAAAAGCCAAAGGTGGGCAAGCACCAGTAAATAGATATGAAGTTTTTATTCCTGGAAGAGAAGAATCTTCTTTTTCTGCTTTTTTATGCGAACAAGCAGAACTTCCTGGTAAAACTATGCTTACAGTTGAAGATAAACTATATGGTCCCGTAAGAAAAATTGGTTATGGTCAAATGTTCATTGATACTACAATGACATTTATATGTACTGCAGAGGGTTGGGCAGAGAAAGAATTTTTTGATAAATGGCAAAATGATATAGTTGATCCTGATTTATTTGATGCTTCATATTATAATGATTATACGAGTGATATTCTCTTAAGAACTTATAAAGAAGACAACTCTTCAAGTTATGGAATAAGATTTAATGAAGCATTTCCTTTAAATGTAGGAGCGATAAATTTAGGATGGGGACAAAATAATGAATATGCAAGACTTAGTGTTACATTTGCATATCGAAAATGGGAACAAGTCTCTTCACATGCTATACACACCCTACGAGATACAAGCCTGAACACTATAATTTAGCAACTGGTGATACCAGTAGAGGATTTTAATTATTATATTATATTAGGAGAATATAATGAGTTTACCGACAATTGAAGCACCAATATTCACAATGAATTTGGCGACAGTAAAGGGTGAAGTAAAATATAGACCCTTTTTAGTCAAAGAAGAAAAACTTTTATTAATGGCGATGGAGGGGGGAGAACAAGCAGAAATAGTAAGAACCTCAAAACAAATAATCAATAATTGTATTATATCAGAAAATGTTGATGCTGAACAATTGCCCTTATTTGATTTACAAATGGCTTTATTAAGCATAAGGTCAAAATCTGTTGGAGATATTATTGAGTTGATGGTAAGACATCCTGAAGGTAAAAATAGTAAGGGGGAACTTTGTGATGAACAAACACGAATAAAAATAAATCTAAAAGATATAAAACTCACTAAAAACGATGAACATTCAAAACATATTAAACTAACAGAGACAATTACAGTTGAAATGAAATATCCAACAATGGATATTTACA